GCTATCTCACATTCAAAGTAGAATTCCAACGCCTTATGGATGAATTCTTCCGTCACATTGAAATACTCGGCCAACTCGTAAGGCTCCAGGCCCTGGCGCAGCTGCACCTCCAACTCGGCCTTGGGGATCAACTTTTTTACCGCCCACTTATCTGCCCGGCGTTCGTGCTTACTGCGCCGGTCAAGCGGGGCATATAGGTTGTAGAACGACCCGGTTATGCAGTGCCCGGCTTCGTGGGCAAGGCGGCAGCGGGCCTCTGCGGTGCTCTCCAGGCTCTGCTCGTCCAATGCTATGTAATAATCATCGCCGATATTGGCAGACGCAGACTTGGCAGCGGGCATACTGCCCAGATATACCTCTATGTTGTTGCGCTCGATCTCATCGAACAGGGACTCAGTTGTTGTCATTCTCTCTCTTTCTCTTATCTTTGATAAATTCTACAAAACCTTTAACTTCGTTCCACATCTCGTCGGTAACCTCTCCGTCACCACCAAATAGTGCCACTTTGGCTATCTCCTCCGGACTTTGTTGGTCCGGGGGATTTTTTATGTCCGTATTTCCCAAAAGGTAGTCCACAGACACGCCAAAGTGTTCGGCTATAGCAGTTAAAGCGTCAGCTGACGGTATGCTACCATAGCGCCACCGGCCAACAGTCGCTTTGGAATAACCAAGTGACTGCCCAACGCCGGTCGTAGTGCCGCCCTCTTCTTTGCAGAGTGCAGTAAATCTCTCGAAAAAATCCACAATTTTGCCTCACTTTTTTTGTGCATAATCACGAAAGTACGCAAATGTAGACTTTTGGTGTTGACAAGTACACTCTGGCAGCCTATAATGGCAACTGTAGTCAACAAATGCGGACTCGCGCTGTTATCTTAGGTCTCAGAACAGCCTCATTATAGCACGCTTGTACGCATTTGTAAACTACAAAATGCAAAAAAGTGTGCATTTGTGCACAAAAGCACAGAAAAGGAGGTAACACAATGGACGAGTGGATCGCTGAGGCTATCGGAAAAATGCACATCAACAAGATCACACAAGTTGAGCTCGCGCAGTATATGGGTTACACGCGCAGCTACATCAGCTCAATACTGATTGGCCGACGCAAACCGCCCCAGGCAAAAGAGCGGATCCTCGGCGCAATCAACGAGATCATCGCAGAGCGCAACAACTAAATACACGGCCAGCCTTTTGGGCGGCGGCAGAACTAAGCAGGCAGTTAAAGCGAGGTGAATAAAAGTGATTGTTGTATTGGTTCTTATTTCCACTGTTGCGATGATCAGTGCACTGATGGCGCATTGGAGGCTAAGAGCGGTTCTGTACTATTTGACTGATAAGAACATCCAATTCACCGAAGTGGATATGGAGAAGTGCCTGCGCCAGGTGCTGGAACACCAATTCAAACGGTAGGTGGATTAAGAAGCATAGTTGAAAGGACATTGGAAGCGACAGACGAAAGAATATTGAGAGAGACAGATGTGAATTTTGAGGCCGTCTTTTTCGTTTTCGTCCATACTGTGTTGTCACGAATATTGTCAAGTAGATCGTGACCGGGCATAAGGATTGACACCACAAAATATGATGTTGCGGCGCTTAAATTCCTAATTGGAATGGTCTTTATGTACCCGGCCTCCGACAATAGACTGATCGTATATAGGATTTCTTCGTAAGTGTATGGCTCAATTTTGATTGAAGAAGCATCTAATCTGTCATCATAACCGAGATGTTCTTCAAGATAGAGCAGTACATCTCTTACACAGTCTTTGTTCAGTTTCATTGCGTTCAGTCCTTTCAAATTGATAACTTTATTATACCATGACAAACAACAAAAGCCAGCCTTTTGGGCGGCGGCAGAGATACGCAGGCAGCGGGACCTTTTTCACTTCTTCTCTTTTTTCTTTTCTTTTTTTGTCAAATTACCCCCTATGTCCCTGCTTCCGGTGCCCGCCCCACCCAACATCACATTTATCGCCAACGGCACTTCTGCCGTGCAGCGGGCAGCTTGCGGCTCTGCCGCTTGCCCAAGGGGCTGGCCAAATAATCGAAAGGAGAAATAATAATGAAAGTACCCATCAACAAGGACAGTCCGTTGGCAATGGACGACTTCGACGCCGCCGTACAGCAGCGTATGGAGCGCCTGCAAAGCTACATCGACCTGATCCGCACCGCCGAAGCAGTAGAGGAAGAGGTCAAGGCCAAGGGTACAAAACTGTATCTTGGTCCGGAAGATGTGGCGGCATACCTGAATTGCAGCATTCCAACGGCACGGCAGTATATGCACCGTCCGGGCTTCCCTCTCATTCAGCTGGGAGAGAACGGAACCAAACTGGCAGTATTTGCCCCGGCGTTCCACGCGTACAATGCCGGAAAATACTAATTTGCAGTCAACTGCAAAGAAAGGACAAGCCAATGACCAAGAGAGAAAAGGCAGGCGCAGTCCTGGTGGTCGCCGGCTTCCTACTGGTACTGTTTGGCTGCTGCCTGGTGGCGGACAACCCCTATTGGTGGGTGTCCGTAGTGATCAGTGGCACCGGCTGCGCATTGATCGCCCTGGCGGTGTTCGTGCTGCCCAAGGACGACCGGGAGCCGCAGCCGGACAAACAGCTGGTGATCGAGGACGAAAACCACAAGGTGGTGCTGCTGGCACCGCTGACAGACTTTGAATTGGCGTATCTGCACGCCGTAAAACTGGGAAAGGATGATGAAAATGGAAGATTACATTGATTTGGTAATTGCTAAGCTGGATGGGGACCACATTGTTCTGCGAGCGCCGTGGAACACAGTCAGAGCCGGTGACACCGTGTATGTGCGTGGCGACGGCAATTACGAGGCGCTGGAAGTCATCGCAGAACGGAAAACTAAGGCACTGATGGAATTGCCGAAAGTGACCGCCATTATGCTGCCGCTGGAATATGACGAAAACAGCAGCGAGCAAAAAGAAAAAGCCGACTGAGCGACCAGTCGACTTAAACACAGGCGGCGAAAAGAAAGTAAAACGCCTGCGCTATATCCATTATATATAAGGACCGCAGAGAAGTCAAGGACAAGCCGTGCGGCAAGGGCGAAAAAGGGGTCTGTGCTCCTTTTTTGCTCCTTGTTCAAAGTATTATTTTTAGGCGCAAAACGCCAACGGCAAAAGTATATCGCTTGGCATTCTTCAGCGGGTTCAGGCGCAGGCAGGAGACCGGCGGCAACAGGGTGTGCACCCGCGCCGCATAATGAGGAGCTGTGCTCTGTGGGAATGTGGAACACGCCGGTGAACCGGTGGGAAACTTGCTTTTCCACCCGGGAGCCGATCAGCGTTTTCCAGCATTTCCATAGAGTGCCGGTCCGTCCAGAAAGGAGCAAACCAAAATGCCATGGGTGCAAAAGACCGTCCATGCGGGAAGATGTATCTATATCCAGCGCCACTACTCCTCGCGCTATGGCAGCAAACACAAATGCACCAGAGGGAGCAACTACGGCAAAACAAGTGAGGCCCAGGCCATTGTAAACAACCGCCAGGCGTGCCTACAGCAAGAGATGATTTTTAACGCCAATTTTGGTCCAGGTGATCTGACCGCTACCTTTACATTCCGTAAGGCGGACAGACCCAAGAATCTGCAAGAGATCAAGAAACTGTGGGCGGCATATATGGCCAAACTGCGATATGCCTACAAAAAGGCAGGTGTGGAGTTCAAATGGATGAGGGCCATTGAGACCCCGGACAAGAACCCGCATATCCACATGGCGCTGTCCGGCATCGACATAGCCAAGCTGCCTCGGTGGCCGTATGGGCGGGTGGACTTTGTGCCGGTTGATGACAGAGACCACCACACCTACGGTGGGTACCTGCGTGAGGAAACACATATCAAGCAAGGGCACAAAGGTAAGTACACCACGGCCAAAGCAAAGGTATGCTACAGCCGCAGTCGCAACCTGACCGTACCGGAGCCGGAGTACAAAATCATTTATAATGACCACTGGGCGGACGAGCCAAAGGCACCAAAGGGCTATTATGTTGTCCGGGACACCCTGAACAACTGGGAGGACGAAGTCACCGGGTTCAAGTACCAGTCCTATGTGCTTTGCCCGATCTCAAAGAACCAACCGCACCGGCGGTGTTAGGAGGGCGACAATGACATACATACAGCAATGGGAACAAATGCGGGACAAGGTGCGAAACTTGGAACAGGAACGCCAAACCCAGCTGATCTTGGCACCGCACAACGCCTACGGCTTCAAGCTAAACATCAACCACCCGCTGATCCGGCCAAAGTGGGACGCCTTTAAGAGCACCAAGGGCCTGGGCCAGTATGGCATGACGGACGATCTGCGCCGAGAGTTTGAGGGGACGGTGCTTGCCAGCAAATATATGCAGAAATGCCTGGAGCAGGAGCAGCAGCGCATTGGTGCAGTGGAGCACCAGTTCATCCGTATGGCTTACGCTCCTGCGGAGCAGGCAGCGGGCTGATGGGTACCCAAGAACACTGGACTGCTGCCCAGTACCAGGAATATCTCCGGCAGCGGGCCAAAGGCGGGAACAAATACCACGCAGTCAAAGCCCAAGCGGATGGCCGCACATACGACAGCCGGAGCGAGTGCAAGCGGGCAAAGGAGCTGCAACTGTTGGAACAGCACGGCCTGGTGCGCAATCTGCGGGAGCAGGTCCCTTATGAGTTGATCCCGGCAGGGGTCGGCGAATACCGAAAAGAGCGCCCGGTGATTTATAAAGCGGACTTTGTATATGAGGTCTGCCAGCCGGACGGCACCTGGAAGCAGGTGGTGGAGGACACAAAGGGCGCCAAAACAAAGGAATATATCATCAAACGAAAACTCATGCTGTACATTCACGGCATAAGCGTAAAGGAGACAGACAAATGAACTTTAAGAAAATGTTATCCATTTGCAAGCGAAGCAAGGCCTATTTTCTATATGACCTGCCAGACGGCGAGCAAATGCTCAGTAATGGCAGCTGCGGGTACATCCTGTACGGCCATCCGGAATACACGCCGGAGACGCTGCGTATGGTCGCTGACTTGGCAGAGGACGACAGCGTAATCATGACAAGAATGCAAAAAGCGGATCTGCCGCTGGCAGACCAATGCGCCGATGAAGAATATGCCGCCCCGCTGGACACCTGCATTGTAGCCGCAGGCGCTGTATGGCAACCGCTGGTCGTAGGTGCGGGTATGGCGTTCATTAACCGCAGAGCGTTACAACCTATCGAAAAGGAAGAAGAGGGGTACGATCTGTACCGGCGCGGGAACATGGTGGTCGTTAAGTCCGGCCTGATCGTGCAGGGCGTGATCAGAACAATGGATCTGTCCAAATCAGAAGCTGTATGCCGGGATCTGATCAACCTGGGTACGGCGGCCGGTATGGCCTTTGAGGAGCGCAATAATGAAGAATGAGAACGAAAAAACTACAGTTGCAATCTTGGCGACGATATGCCGAGATGTGTGTATCTATGGCTCAATCAATAACCGGTGCGGCCTGGACGAGCCGGAACTGGACGAGCGCTGCCAGCGTTGCGTGCTGGCGCAAATCAAGGAGGTAACGCTGAAATGACAGAGAAAATTCAAAAGGCCATTGATAAGATCGACCAGGAGGCGGAGAAGATGGGCAGCGCAACCGTACGCCTACTCTGCTCACACATTATAGACCACTGCCTGGTCAATGATGAAAACGCGGACAAGGTATTGGCTGAGGGCAAGAGCCTGAAAGGCTGCTGGGATCACATCACCAGCAACGCCAGGAAACAAGCAGCGGGCAACTGCGCAGCCGTGCCAGACGACACCGTGTACGAATGGGCAGCGGGCTATTACGGCTTTACTGCCGAAGAGACCAAGGCGGAGATCATAGACCTGCTGGATCTGCTGTGAGGTGTCGGTATGGGAAAGAAACTGAACACGCTTACACAGGAACAGGCTCGGAAAATTTGGAACGGCCGCCCGAAACTGCCGGAGAAAAAGATATTGACATTCGCACACAAGCAGGTGTTCGTCAACGAGCAGTATTTTTTCAAGCACAAAGAATGCGGCCATAGGTATGGCTATTGTACCGCTTGCGGCAAGGATGTGCAGATCGACATTGAGAATATGCGGCTATGGACGGACAAGCACGCCGCATGCCGCTCTGCACGGCATAACGACACCGTATGCTGCCCCGCCTGCGGGCACGAAGTCCAAGTCAAAGACGCCGGGCGTGGCCGTAGTCAGTTGGTCAACACGGCAGTGGTAGCGGTAACACAGCGGACAAGGAACGGCGGTATATTGCTTTCTTTCGTCCGGGTGTACGAAGACTACACACATGACTTTAAGGCCGTACCGGAAGTGGGCGGACTGCTGTACGCTGCATACTTCAACATTGGGCAGCACTTTGTAGCCGATCGCGACTATTTTTGCGGCGGTATGTCTATTAGCGTAAAGCAGAAACCAACACGCAAACTGCCGTGCACGGTGGAGCCGGTTAAGCTGGATCACAACAACTGGAAATGTACAGAGGGAGAGGGAGCAAAGCTGCTTGGCTTTGAAGAGGCGCTGGAAAGGAGCAATCTGCGCTATCTTCCATGGGAAGCGTACCACGAGTGTGCGCAGCAACTGTACCATAGCGCTATAGCCAACTACCCGGTCAACCTGCTTGGGTTACTGTATCAATATAGCCGGTACCCGGTGCTTACAGAGCGTCTAATAAAAGAGGGCAACGGTGACCTGGTAGCCGAACAGGTGGAGTGGAATTGTACAGCCGGTCTGGACTACAAGCAAGTGGTGCCTTACAAGGC